CCAATCTGCTAACCGTATGTTTATGACCATGGGTACAGGTATGTACGGCGTTGGCGGACAGCAAAAGAGCAGCATGACAGTTGTTAAAGATGTTGTACAACGTCTTGGACTAACTACAGAAAGCGCTCTAAAGGGTGCAATGGCTCCTGGCTCTATGACTCGTGAGCGTTTGCGCCAATCAGGGCTTCCTGAAGATATGCAAGACCTTGTCCTTCAGTATGCCCAACAAAACGTGGCGTACAAGAAAAAAGGTGGAGCGGGAATGTATGACGCTTCCAATAAAGGCATGCGTAAGACCATGGGTGTTGAAGATAGTTACGCAAACCAAAATGAAGAAACTGACCGTGTTAAGGGTAACCGTGAAGAGAACATGTATAAGCGTCAGGCTGACAACTATGCAGCCATGGAAAAAGGTATGCAATCCTTAACACGCACTATGGAAAAACTAGACAACGCCATGGCTGGTTTAATTGGTGCAAAGATTCGTACCCGTGGTATTGGTTCTTTAGTTAAAGGCGCATTGCCAATGGCAGGTACCATAGTTGGTGCTGGTCTTGGGGCTTTGGTTGGAAACCCAGTTGCTGGTGCCATGATTGGTAGTGCCGCAGGTAACTTTGGTGCAAGTGCAATTGGTGACCCTACAGGTGAAAAAGAAAGCAATGCTCAAAAACTAAACTCTAAGGCTAGTGGTACACCTGCCAACGTTACAAAAAGTCAGGGGGCTCTATCAAAACTTCATCCTAAGATGCGCCAAAAAGTAGAAGCAATGATGCGAGAAAACTCCAAACTTTATATTGGTGGTGGTGTTCGTTCTACCGCACAACAAAAAGCAATGTTCATGTCTAGGTACAAACCTACAACCGAAAAAACAGATGTCTTTTGGAAAGGACAATATTGGGAACGGCACACAGGTGCAGCAGCAGCCCCTCCAGGAATGTCTATGCATGAGATTGGTCTTGCCGCAGACATGGCTCCCGAATCTGAATTTGGATGGATAAAAGACAACGCACAACGTTTTGGTCTTCGGTCATTTTTTGATGTTAACGATGAGCCTTGGCACGTACAGCCTAGTGAACTCCCTGCATCTCGTATGCAATATGAGAAGAGCGGAGCGCCTTGGGGACACAATGGTCAAACAGCAGAGCCTACTGACCTTAAAGCAAACATTAGTAACCTTTTAGGAATAGAACACCCGTCTGGTAGTGGTGGCGGTGGACGAGGTACTGCTTCTCAAGTAAACATGAAGATTCAAGATTATTCAGGTTTGAGCATTAATGATGCTATTGATGCAATGGGACCACAAAGTGGAGGTTCCCGTGGAGGTTCAAGTGGTTCTTCAGGTATTGTTCGCACATCTTCTGTAGGTACCTCTAGTAACCTTGGAAGTAGCCGTAAAGGCTCAGGACCTCTAAGTGGTCCGCAAGTAGCAGCCATTATGTATAAAGCAGGGTTTAGAGGAAAACGTTTGGTAGAAGCAGTTGCTATTGCGCACCGAGAGTCTCGTTTTAACCCTACGTCTTTTGCTGATGACAGTGACGACCTTTCATATGGTTTGATGCAAATTAATATGAAGGGGTCTATGGGTCCAGGTCGTAGAAAAACCTACAACCTTAAAAAGAACGAAGATTTATTTAACCCTGATACCAACGCACAAGTTGCTTGGAAGTTGTCTGGGCATGGCAACAACTGGGACCATTGGAAACTAAACGGAGACCCATTAGCCAAGACTAACGTTCCACAAGCCGCTAAGTATGTTAAACAAGCGGGTTACGCTACAGCAGGTGACCCTAAACAAGGTGACCCAGTTAGTGGCATGGGTATGGGCCAAGGTATGCCTAAACAAGCCCCCGCTGCTTCCACAGTACTTATTCAACAGCAGTCTGCACCATCTTCAACACCTGGAAATAGTTATAATGTTACAATTTCTCCAACGATACATTTACATGGTGGAAACAATACGGCTATGGATGCTCAAAAAATAAGTAGAGAAATTGCTGCTCACGTAGAACGACAGTTGCGTTTAACTTCACAGAGAGGCCGATAATGGCAGGATACTCAACAGACCAGTTTTTCAACTTTGCCCAATATGAAGATGGTTCACTTACCCCAAACACTCAGGATAACCCAAACTTTGCGTACCCTGGAAACCGTGCCCCCAATGTGTACGACCGTGCTGGGGACAAAACTAATTACAACCCAGGTGTTATCCAACGTGGTTTTATTCGTGGTATTTTTCCAGAAATTTTACAAGAGGCAGCAACAAACACTTTAAACAAAGCAAAAAAAACTGGATATGAAAACGCAAGAAACGGGATAGTTTCACGGCGTTGTTTCTTTCAATTTAATCCAAGCCTTATTTTACGTTCTGTAGAAGCAAGTACGACTGTTCTTAACCCTTTACTTCAGCCTGCAACAGAATTACTTCAACCTATTCCAGGTCAGGCTGCTTTTGAATTTCAATTGCTTTTCAATAGAGAACGTGAAGTGTCTAATGACAGAATGGCTTCAGGATTTAATGATAACACTGGAGACCCAACAATGTCTCCTACTACTAAAGCAATCACCTCACTAACAACTTACGGTGTTGGTGATAACGCCTACTCACAACAACATGTATCTGAACTTGGTGTTTTAACAGATTTGTATATTTTAGATTCAATTATTGGTCAATCTATTACTCAAGATTCTATTGCCGCTTTAACTAGTTATTGGGACATTACACAAAAAAACAAAGTAGCAACTAAATCTACCGTTGAAAATCAAGATGGAACTAAAACAGAAACAACTAATAATACAGATGGTTCCGTTGAAGTAAAAATTTTTAATAAAAGTAACACACTCATAAGTACCGAAAAAACAGACCCTGTAGAAGGTTTTGGTGATTTTGATTTTACTTCAGATGAAACTAAAAGGAAACTTGAAAGTGTTCTTGGTAACTCTGCATTCTTAAGCCCTTTGCCCGTTCGTATTGTTTTTTCATCTTTATTTATGGTTGAAGGTTTTGTAACATCTTCTAATGTTGCATTCCATAAATTTAATAGCAAAATGGTTCCAACCGTATGTAGTGTTACTTTAAACGTACAAGCACTTTACCTAGGATTTGCAAAAAGAGATTCGTATGTATCACAACAACTTGCAACACAACTACAAGCGTCTGCTGACCTTAAAGCAGATGACCTTAAAGCAAGAGCAATTGCACAAGAAGGTTTGAGAGAAGGCTTAAAAGTAAACTTAACTAGTATTATCCCACATGGAAGTACTTCTACCAACAGCCTTAACGCATGGTGGAGTAATGGGGTTACTAACAATTGGACATACGTAGGGCGAGAAATTGGGGCTCGTTTTGACTCCACCAGTCGTCCAGGTTTAAAAATATACATAACTGAAAATCTTAGAAAATTAGTGAAAAAAAGTGCAGTTCAAAACATTAAAATTGACAAAATTGAGTTATTATTTTTAAACAAAGATAACCTCCCTCCAAAGTATAAAGATGTACGACTACTTCAAAATTCTTTAGACAAAGGAATTATCCCTGGAAAATCACGAACAGGTAAAAAAATAGATATTTTAAGAACTGAAATAAATATTATTACAGACAAGGCTTTTAATAACAATCCAAATGGTTCAGGTATTAATGGTATACCTCCTGTAACTTTTATTGAATCCGCTAAAATTGAAAATTCAGGCATTGGTGCTAAAGATTCAAAAAATAAACCACTCAGACATTTTTGGCAATCAGCACCATTGACTGTTACTCCTGAACCAACTGACCATTTTGGAACAACAAACATAATGGTTGTAATGCTTGTTCAAATGTCTTGCAATTACACTTCTGGAACTCAAGACATTTCTGCTGAACGTGTTCGTATAACTAAGTCAGTTATTTTAGATAATGTAAACCCCACTACTAAAGATTTTATTGAAAAAAACAGTGGTGACCCAAGAACACAAAGTGGGTTGTCGGTATGATTATCAACGGTTCTCGGTACACTCAATCTGTTGTTACCTATGAAAACGAAGCAACACAAATTGCGGTATATGGTGCTACGTATACCCCACAAAGAATAACAACTATCACAACTAAGTCAGGTGATACCTTTCAGCAAGTTGCTTCTCACATATTGGGAGATTCTACCCAATATTGGAAAATTGCTAAACTAAACCCTTTTATTAGATTTCCTGATGCAATTCCAACAGGCACTATTCTGCGTGTTCCTTTAGCATGATTTTTAAAACGGAATCTCCGTTATCCCCTGATGTGTCAATTACTATTGATAGCGTCCCAACTAACTATTTGTCGCTACAACGTATTTCTATTGAAGAAAAAGAAAATAACCACAATCTTGTAGTTCTTGATTTTTCAGGATTATCCCCTGATACTTTTTTTGATTTTGTTGATAAACCTATAACTATTGACATTTCTTTTCCTTCATTAGGTGGTGTCACCTTTTATGGTTATATTGGGTTCTTAGAACCACATTCCGAAACAAAAAGTGGACTTGTTAATCAAAGCGCTTTTCAAATTACTAGAATGTATTGTTTTGGTGCTAGTTACATGCTGAAATCAAAAAAATCAAAAGCATGGGAAAATGTAACTATTTCTGACATTGCTAAAACTATTGCGGAAACTTATAAGTTCTCAGTGTCTGTCCCTAATGACCCTTATAGGTTTCCTAGATTAGTTCAATCTTCAAAGTCAGATTGGGAATTTCTTAAAGAAACTTGTAATACATTAGGGTATTCAATTAGCGCAAGAGGAACCCATCTTCATATTTGGGACCCTTTCCAAGCAATGAACCACCGCATTTCTTATGCAGTACTTAAAACAATTGCAGGGTTGAATGGCAATGTTTCTCCAAACGTTGGGCAAATCCTTAACTTTGATGCAACTATTGGAAATGTTTCAACTGCTGGTGAACGCACTCCAGAGACACTTCATATTTTAGATAAGAACAACGTAATACTTTCTGTAGGTGGAGAGTTAAATAAAGAAACGTCTGGATTAGGAACTCCTTTAGAATCCCCGTTTACCGACATTCTTTCTAAAAATGCTGATAATTATGAAATGGCTAACAAGTTTATTATGGGTTCTTTGCGCAACAAGTTTTCAATGAGCGCCATTGTACAGATAACAGGAAACCCAACTATTAAACCAGGTGGCATTGTAAAACTAGATAAATATGATACTAGTTTTGATGGCTTTTGGTATGTCCAAAGTGCCCGTCATGAAATTACCCATTCTCAACTTATTACAACTTTAGAAATAGTTAAAGATAGTATTGGAGATTCTACACCTACTTCAACAGTTGTACAAGATTATGTAAGCCCTCCAGTTCCTTCGTTAATTAACAAACGTTGGATATCCTCTACTAATTACATAAATACTTACTAAGGAACTTATGAAAGCAATATCAATACCTTTTAACTTTTCAAATGGTTCTGTTACAGCCATTACAGAAACAACAAAAATAACAGAACAGAACATTATAGATGTATTAATAACCGCTCCTGGTGAACGGGCTATTAACGTGGGATATGGTGCCAACATTCAATCATTGTTGTATGAGCCATTAGATACACTTGTTTTTGATGATTTTAAACTAGACACTTTAGACAAAATAAACAAAGTATTGGTATCTGGTAATGTTGTGGATATTACAACTTCTTACCCAGACTCTCCCCAAATGGCTTTCTCTGAAGATTCTACCCTTTCAGTGTCCATCAAGTACTCCCTACCTTTTCAAGGTTCCATGGGATTTACTTTTAACGTAAACACAACTATTTAGTAGGTTATAACTATGACAACATTTGATTACACGAGCCGTGACTACTACGGAATCCGAGAGGATTTACTATCACGTGCTGCAACACTTCCAATTGGTGCTGACTGGGACACCCGTTCTCCCGCTGACTTTGGTGTAATGCTTGTAGAACTTTGGGCTTACATGGGTGACATTCTTCATTTTTATGTAGACCGAGCAGCCGCAGAAGCGTATTTAAGAACAGCCACGCAACGAGAATCAGTTCTAGCACTGGCAAACTTATTGGACTACAGCCCACTATCCCTAAACTCTGCACAAGCAACAATTACATTAGGGAAAACAACTGGGTTTGTTGATGGGACTGTTATTGCTGCGGGTACTTCCTTTATAGCACCTTCCCGAAACAACACAGAAAATACTGTTTATTTTGTTAGTGATGAAGCAATAACTATGACAGCATCTGCACCAACATTTGTTGTAAGTGTAAGCGAAGGAACATTAGTTACTTCCGAACAAATCATAAATTCAATTGTTGCAAGTGGTAACACAAGTAATGGGTTACCTAGCCAACGTTTTATTTTAAGAAATACAAGTATTGTCCCTTCTAGTGTTTCTATTAATGTTTATGAAGGACCTGTAGTTTCAGGTGCACCTACCCCAGTAGAATACCTATATGTTGAAAGACTAGGTGATTACACAGCATCTGACAGAGTTTTTACAATAGAAGTAGCCGCTGATGGAGTTGTACAAGTTATTTTTGGTAATGGTACCAATGGGAAAATACCATCAACAAATGCCGCAATTACCGCTGATTATTTAAAATCATCAGGGTCATCTGGAAACATTCCACAAGAACGAATTACTTCTTTTTCAAATAACACACCTACAGGGGTTGTCATTGTTGGGTCCAGTGCTTCTACAGGAGGCTTTGATGAGGAATCAATTACTTCACTAAAAGCAAACGTTCCGTTGTTATTTAGAACCCAAGATAGAGCAGTTTCTTTACAAGACTTTAAAGACCTTATTTTGCGTATTCCAGGGGTAGTCAAAGGCACCGCAAGTAATTCTGGAAGTAACGTTACTCTTTACCCAATCCCTTACCAAGATGACTACCTAAATATTGCCTTTGGGTCTTCAATCACTATTGATGCAACAACAGCAGCAGACACTCTTACATACTTCGCTCCCCGTACAATGGTTGGTGCCAGCGTAGGTATTGCCCCTTCTATCAATCTTGTTGATGTGCATATTCAAGCAACCGTTTACATTAAAGAGGGTTATGTACAGCGTTGGGTTATTAATGCTGTAGAAGAAGCATTTAACGAGTTTTTAGATTTTGATGCGGTGTCTTTTAATCAAACACTCTCAGTAGGGCAATTCTACAGAGCAGCAACAGCCATTGATGGTGTGGATTACATTTATATTAGTGTTTTTAATACTACATCCTCAGGACTTGCTGCAAACCACAGAATAACGTCAGGGCCAACAAGTTTATTGCATAAAGCAGCAGATTTTATTTTAGTGCCAAATGGTGGAATTACTGGTTAATCATGGTTACTACATCCTTTACCCTTAGAAAAACAAGTGCCGAACGTGGTTCGTACCTACAAAATAATGGCACTGACTCTTTATTGCGGGCAGACAAGTTTGTAGTTGAAGCAGCAACCCCATCCGCTAGTAACTCCTTTACTGCAAACGTAATTAATATTAATGAAGTTATGCTTTCTTGGGAACTATCTTTTTTGTTTTCGGCTTCCGCAGGACTAGATGGGTATGGGGTTAAAGAAATAGCAGTTGTTAGTTCTCCTACAGGTGAGCCCATTACTTACAAAGATGGTTCAGTAGTAACTACAGTTTCTAGTGACACCACTACAACTTTTACAGATATTGCTAGAGTTTCGGCTGGTCGGTGGGTTTACTACTCTTTGTTTATTAAATACTCTAACTTTGAGGCAACTCCTACAGAATGGTATGAGCGTGCGGCTACTTTGTATGTACAAATACCTAAAGAGTACAATTCAATTAATAATCTTTGGGCACGCATTCCTGAGTATTACCGAAACTTAGATTATGAATTGCATAACTCTCCTTTATATAACTTCTTAGAGTTATTTGGGTGGGAAATAGATAGAACTAGAACTCTGATTGATTCTATTGGTGTTTCTAATGACCCTGATTTAGCGGTTACTCCTGCATTGCGAGAACTGGCTTACGAAACAGGTCTTGAAATAGACATAGATGTTTTAGGAACTACTAAAGCACGAAACTTGTTAAACAACATTGGGTCACTACGTAGGCGTAAAGGAACTGTAGAAAGTATTGCTTCATACCTTTCGGCAATTGCTGGTAGTGAAGTGACCTATACCACTACAGGAAGTGGTGCATCTGCTTCTTATGACTTTAACGTACACAACCAAAGAATTAACTTTGCTGCTGACCCTACATTCTTTAATGCTACCTACACAACCACTACAGGGGTAGGGGCTACTAACCGTGTTGGTTTGACTAAAACCGATACATGGGGTGTTTACTCTTATGGTGATACAAGTACCACAGGGGCTAGTGCAGTTTCTGCAAATGAAACGCTAACAGTTAAAAATGTTGGAACAGGAACAATACAAGTTCTTGTGTATCAACGTACTGCGTTCCCTTACTACCAAAGTGCTTATCTATATGCAGGGTTTACTCCAACGCTGTCAGCAGGTGCTTCTTTTAACAACTTCCATGTATCAACAACTGCTAAACAAGCATCATGGGAGTCTAATGTAACGGGTGGAAGTGTTCCTTCAAGTTTATATTTTGACACTTGGAATACAGTTGCACAACCATTACCTGTAAGCAACCTATACCCCAATGAGATGCGCTATGAAATAGACCCAAACAGTACAGAAACTACAACCGTAAACGTTGTGCCTGTTCTTCACTTTTCACTTGATGCTGGTGCCACCATAACTATTAACAGATGGTTAGTTGAGCCTTACTCAATTAGTGAATACTTTGATGGAGACAGTAACGAAGGTGGTTTAATCCCAGAGTTGACTGGTTTTGGAAGTGGGTCATCTGACTATCGTTGGGCATCTTCCCCAAACACTTCATTTTCATACTACCTCTTAGACTATAAAAGAGTGTATGAAGTTTCACAAAACATTATTAGAAACTACGTTGCGCCAGTTACAATTAAGGATAACGTAAACGTATTGTTTAACTATTACCACGGAGCATAAATGGATTACATACTTGGAGCACTAGCAGTTTACAAAATTACACATGTGTTAGACACCCTTACACCCAAAGAAGCGATGCCTTGGGTTAAAGTTGTTTTTTCTCTCTTGGTCAGTTTCATCTTCTCCTTTATGTTGGGACTGCCCAATATCTTTATTGCAGGTTGTGCAATTGCCACCCTTGCTGGTACAGTGCATGCGTTCCTACGCTTGATGGTACTTGTGGGGGACATGACACAACGAAAAGTATTGAGGTAAAAAATGACACATTATGGAATTGTAGGTGGTGGCGAACACCCAGAAAACATTATTGAAGACTGCTTAAAAGATATCTACAGTAATGACGCAGACCACATCCTGTATTTGAACTGCCGTAAAGGTGCTTCAGAATCTGAGAAGCGTGTGTACACCTATGTACTGGACAACAACATTCCGTTTTTGGCAGTATCTCAAGATGGTTCAGCCCCTAAGGTTCTTGTTGAAACAGCCGATTACATTGTGGATGGTGGAGACTCAGCAGACGTTACTATCATTAAAGAACTTGCCGCTAATGCTGGCACCCTTCTTATCCTTTGGGATGATGTAGATGAAAAGCGCATGAATCGTTTAGTGGTTGCTGCTACTGACTTAGGCGTTAACGTTTTGGAACTGAGCAATGGACTTACTCCGTTTGTGATTGACAATGAAGTTGAAGAACCAACCATTACAGAAACACCCACACCAAAAGCAGAAGTGGAATTAGAACCACTTACTCGTGATGAGTTGGGTGACATGACTATTGGCCTTTTGAAGAAGGCTGCATTTGCACAAGGAATTGCTGACGCAAGTGGAATGTCTAAACAAGAGTTAGTAGATGTCTTAGTAGAAGATGAGCCTATTGTGTCTGCTGATGTACACGTTCCAGCAACACCACTTGCCATGGTTATTTGGCATGATAATGGCATCTTGCATAATGCAAGCATCCCTCTATCAAAGGTTCAAGAACTACTTAGTTGAGGCAGTTAATTGCCATTGCCACTTCTTGTGCATGTCTTCACGCTCTGCCAAGAAGTTAGCAATACCCTGTTCATTGGCTTTAACAGCCGAAGCAAAAGCCTTGCCGATTGTCACGAGGACACCCTCATTGACTTTTAGCAGGGCTTTTGCCATT